GTTTTTATTGAGATAGCCAATGATGACTTGTTTTCCTTTAACCGATGTCGGTGAATAAATCGCCACCATTCCAGCAATAGGGTTTGCGTCTGTACCGTATGGCGCTGCCTCTCTTCCGGTTTTAGTATCATTACCGAGTCCTTTAATTTTCACAATTCTACGACCTATAGAATCCAATACTGCCGATATGACCCTGGTGAATATCATCAATGTATGTTTATCCCTTTGTAAATATACAAAGGATCAGTACCATCATAGGCGCTTGGCAATACACAGTGCAGCGTTGCTGTCATTTCTTTCTGATCCCCTTTGTAGTCAATCGATTCAATGAAAAAGTTTGTTGGTTTGAAAATATATATTTCAGGATTCGTCACCGTCACCAGGTTGTTTGGTTTTATGATTTTATTATTGATGTCCCACCTATCAAGTTCAATGGTTAATGTCAACTCCCGCAGTTCCGCAGCCAGGGCATTCTTTGCTGCCGAAAGAGTATCCGTGTTGTTACCTGAATTTTGAACAATGGTTTTCGGTCTGAAGACAAACGGCACATAGGGATTAACTACTGTTTCTTCTGCTGCATTTTCATCATCGGTATCAGCTTGCTTAACCACAGTAATATGGGAATGCATCTGCTGTCCATTGAACATCAACTTCATCTTTGTGCCTGGTAGTCCTCCCTTTGGAACATTGAACCGCAGGACCGGTTTTAGATTCGTCTTCACACGGGTAAAAAATATCTCTCCCTTTTCATTGTGAGTCAGGTTAATATTTTTCTGTGAAGCCAGTTCATTCAAATAATGTTTAATCGTATCCTTTGGCTCGATGGCTGTTTCGATAATCGGCTCATCCATCAATGAATCTACCGCAGGGTCCACGATCATTTTCAGATTGAATGGAGCAATGTATTTAGTCGCAATCTGTCTCAGTGTAAGCCCCTCATCCTGGATAGGATATGCGTATGGTGTGGATGGGGATGTCTTTGGCAGCTTGAGATTACCTGAAGCTATGGCCAGGTCAATAGCTTTGTTCACGGGCACCTGGCAGTCTTCCAGGATACCTGGTAAAGAATACCCACTGATCGGGACCAGGCTTTTGATCTGTGAATCAGCGAATGCTTCAGAAAGTATTTGACCAGTCAGCATTAATTCTCCATTGTGGAGAAGTTGACATAGATGGTAATGACCTACGCATGCCATTTGTTTCTGCTCATCGACATCCGGATCGTAGTAGAAATCGAAACTGAATGTGCTGGCCAGGGAATTGTACTTCAGGCTTATGTTGAAGGAATTGAAAAACTCAATCTTCCTATTGCGTATGCGATCGTTGATGATTAATTCCATCCATCAAATGTAAAAACTTAACAGCCTTCCCTTTCGGATTTGCAACATTTCATTCTGACAGATATTATTATTTTCCATGAATTGAGTAATCGTGGAGTCATCCACCAGGAGTCCATAGAATCTGTGGGCCAGGATGATGATGTTAGAATCATCTTCCAGTAAAACGATCCTCTCCTGCTTTTTGCTCAATGCTATCTGATACAGGTTGGCAATGGTGAAATTAATCAGATCGGTGATTGATGAAATGATCGATTCATTTGGTATGTAGCTGTCTTCCGATCCTGCATTAGCAGTTTGAAGTCCATCAAGGTCAGTCATAAATGAACTATGAATATCCTGAATTGTTTCAATCTGCTGAAGAACGTCTTTTTTGGTTTTATAATCCGATGGTGTTGCTATCGCATTATTGGCCATTGATGAAACCAGTGTCCCCCCAACATGCTCATAGTTTATTTTATCGGCTTGTGTTGGTGCCCCTACTATATTTGATTGTAGTGTGCTGAATTGATTCGATATTACTGAAGACCTTAATATCAATGATGTCACCATCTGGCTAGGGAAGTTTATCACTGCCTGAAGACTGCTCATGATCTCACTGGACTGCGCCAGGCCACGATCGATACTTGCATTCGCCACATTGAAGAAATCAAGATACTTACCAGCATCCTCCGTTAGCTTGACTTGCTTAACACCAATGTTGTATAGTGACAGATTGATTCCTTTCAGTGCTGTGACCTGACGAGTTGAGAATGCCAAATCTCTTGAAGCAATATCGCTCGGAGTCAATTCCCTGGCTCTCATCAATTCCATTTCTGCATTGAATCCTTCCACAACCTTATCATCGGAGGTTTGCTTATCAGCAGCTATCTTATCCTCTGCAACAATACCAATCTTCAATCCAGCACTGCCCAATGTCTCCAATAGACTGCCTGTAATCTGACAGGCATTGAAGCTGGAATAATCGAATCTTAATGAAATCGGCTGGACCAGGATGCTTCCATAGATCGGATGTGTCACCTTCCAGGGACGAGAATCCCTGGCTGAAATTTCAAAGTTCAGCGCTGTCACCAGATTATCATCGCCCTGGAAATATATCTCCAATGAAAACTTCCTGGCTGTCGGGGTGCCGCGATCTATTTTCGATCCTTGTACTTTCGGAAAATCAAATTGTGCAATATTGTATTCAATCTCTTTGGCACACGAATTCTTCCACAGAGGTTTATATGACTTACCATCCCCAGTGATAATTTCAAGTTCTGATTGAACAGCATCTAACCAACTCATTTGTCTGCGTATTTATTAATCCAAAATCTTGCCTGTGCCTTATAGAAATTACTGAGTTTGTTGGCGCTCTTCATAGTGGAAGTGTGCATGAATCCCGTTTCTTTCACATGGACCTTCCGGTTTGCACGATAATCGTACAGAGCCGTAAGGCTGAAATTATGTGGACCACTGATCGAATCTACTCTCCACAATAGAGTCTCACCTTTAATGTTGCTTCCCAGGACATATCCACCGACTCCTGCTTTATGGATCGCTGCTACAAAGCGCTGTTTCTTTGATCCCCTGCCGACATTGTTGGCATTGACAATCTTATTACTCTTCAGAATCTTCGATAACCGATTGGCTGGTTTGACCAGGGTATTATATCCACCGGCCCTTGCAGAATCCAATGGGATGAATGATTTACCACCCAGGCTTCCTGAATGTTCCTGTCCTTCCAGGTCTTTCACAGCATAGTTCGATCCATTCAATCTCAATCTGGATTCAACAAATCCTACAGTTGATTTCATTCTATTGATCTCGAACCCAGTGGCTTTATCCACTGTACTATTTGCCTTGAAAAAATTCGGTGATCGATTAATGAATTCAGCCTTTGTTTGGGCTGGCATCGTTTTGGTTTTTACATCGAAGGCTGCATCATTCAGTGTCCCACGGATCGCATTCGGCAAAGCAGATTTCCTCAGCTTCTCTAGCTTAACTGTAAAGGCTACAACTTCATTTGTGTTAATGTCAAGTCTCATTTTTTATGCCAATGCTACCAAAACCGTTGTCGTTGATGCAGGTGTTATTACAAATCTTCCTGCTCCAAACGCAACTCCATAAAGAGCAGTTTTAACTGGTGTAAACCTGGGCCTCCAATCAGTGCCCTCAACTGAGGTCATTACATTATTAAATGTGGTGCCAGCGTTTGCAACAGCAATAAAAATTCCATTTGCATATTTTATTTCAAAAAAATCATTGAGTGGGGATGTCCGACTTGTCCAGGTAATCCCATCGGGAGAAGTCATTACTCTTGACGTTGTTCCGGATGTTCCAACAGCAACATATAATCCTGCTCCATAGGCTATTGATCTCCATTGTTCATTAACTGAAGTTCTTCCTGTCCATGTGATCCCATCCGGAGAAGTCATTACTTGAAAGCTGTTTACACCACCAGCTACAGCAACAAAAAGACTGTTTCCAAAAGTAACTCCTGTCCAAGATTCACCAGATGGAGCAACTCTGGCAGTCCAGGTAATTCCATCGGGACTTGTCATTATACCATTTGTTCCGGTCGTTGCCGTTCCAACTACAACAAATAAACTTCCACTCCATACTATACTTTGCCATGAAAGATCAGCAGCCGATGTGCGGCTTGTCCATGTTACTCCATCGGGACTTGTCATTACTCGATTACCTGTTCCTGACGAAGCTACTGCTACAAATAATCCTGCTCCATAGGTAATAGAATTCCAAGTTTGGTTTGTGCCTGTAGCTTGCAGTGTCCAGGTAATTCCATCTGTTGATGTCATTGCTTGGTTAGGACTTCCTGTGGTACACACAGCAACAAAAACTCCATTACCATAGGCCACCTTCCAATTCCGAGTAGCAGCAGGAGTGCCCTGCGTAAAAACAATTCCATATCTGATTAACTTCATCAGCGATTCAATCAATTGAAACCCGTTAGTTTGATTTTCTGCCAATGCATTCGGTGTAACATCACCAACACCCATAAGCCTGGAAAAGAATTGGTGAAAATCCGCATGCACAAAAGTATTCAATGGGGTACCTGTCAAATCACCTGGATCATCCTTTATGTTTCCATAGGGATAAGTGGTGGAAGGTGCTACCGTGTTGGGCTTACTCGTAATGGGTATCATATCAAGTGTATTTT